AGAGTGTCTAGTAAAACTCCAAAGACCTCTGGAGAAATGACTGCTGCTGAGAAGAAATCAAGAATATCTCAGAAGAAAAGTTTGGGGCAACCTGCAGGAAAACCACGACGAGTTGCACCATTAAAACGTAGAAGGAATAAATAATGGCTACATCAGGAACAGCAACATTTAATTTAGACTTAAACAATATAGTCGAAGAAGCATTTGAGCGATGTGGTGCTGAACTACGTACAGGTTATGATTTAAGAACAGCTCGACGTAGCTTAAATTTACTCACTGCAGAATGGTCTAATCGAGGTATTAATCTATGGACCATAGATGAAGGGTCTGTCTCTTTAACTTCAGGAACAAGCAATTATAATCTCCCTGCTGATACTATAGATTTACTTGAACAAGTAATTAGAACCGGCACAGGACAGAATCAACAAGATATAAATATAACCCGAATATCTGCGTCTACCTGGGGTACAATACCAAATAAGAATGCAACAGGAAGACCTATACAAGTCTGGATAGATAGACAAGCTAGTCAACCACAAATTAATGTTTGGCCTGCACCTGATAATAATACTTATACCTTTGTCTATTGGAGATTGAAACGAATTGAGGACGCAGGGAACGGCGTTAATACTCAAGACATTCCATTTAGATTCTTACCTTGTTTAGTAGCGGGTTTAGCTTTTTATTTAAGCTTAAAAATTCCTAATGCAGGAGACCGAACTCAGTTTTTAAAACAAGAGTATGAAGAACAGTGGAATTTAGCTTCAACAGAAGATAGAGAAAAAGCCGATTTAAGACTTGCACCCCGTCGGCAGTATTTATAAGGAAACGCTATGGGACGAAAGTATACGTCTGGTAAACATGCCATAGCAGAATGTGATAGATGTGGTTTTCAGTTTAAGTTAAAAGATTTAAAAAAGCTTACTATAAAAACTACAGATACTGAAATTAAAGTCTGCAAAGAATGTTGGGAACCAGACCACCCACAAAATATGCAAGGTATGTATCCAGTAGATGATCCTCAAGCTGTACAAGATCCGAGACCAGATACAAACTTGGAAGCACAAAGAAATTACCAATATGGTTGGGATCCCGTTGGACTAAATAATGGGTTAGCTATACCAGGCATAGAAGACGATTTGGAAGCAACCGGCGGAGTTGGCACGGTTACTGTAACTATAACTTAGGAGTATAATATGAACAAAGATAGAAAAGGCTGCAACACTACATACAAGCAACCAGAAATGGTAGCTGTACCAAACACAGCTGGTTATCCTGAAAAGGATGTAAAGACTGAAGGTGTAGTCACACGTGGTAATGGCGCAGCAACAAAAGGTACAAAAGCACGCGGCCCGATGGCGTAAGGATAAACAATGGCAATGACCTATACAGAATTAGTTGCAGCAATCAACTCGTACTCAGAGAATTCATTTGATACGACAGATGTTAATACATTTATTGAACAAGCTGAACAACGTATATTTAATACTGTACAACTGCCTGATTTACGACGTAACCAAGTAGGTAACACTACTTCAGGAAACAAGTATTTAACAACCCCAAGTGATTGGCTATCTACTTATAGTTTAGCTGTAGTAGACGGGAATAACGAGTATACTTATTTAATTAATAAAGATGTGAACTTTATTAGAGAGTCATTTCCTGATACAGACTCAGCTTATTATGGAAAGCCAGAATATTATGCGATATTTGACGACAATACTTTTATTTTGGGTCCTACGCCCGATCAGCAATATACTGTTGAGTTGCATTATTTTTATTATCCTACCTCTATTGTTACAGCTGGTACTAGTTGGTTGGGTGATAACTTTGATACTGCTTTATTCTATGGAAGTTTGTTGGAAGCAGCTACGTATTTAAAAGCAGATGCAGATGTAATAGCTAATTATAGTCAACGTTACATGGACGCCATCTCTATGTTAAAACAACTAGGTGATGGTAAAGATAGACGAGATGCCTACCGTAGTGGGCAAGCAAGGTATGAGGTACAGTGATAGATAATCAAGGAAACGTTTTAGAGGGTGATGTAAAAGTATTGACTACTCAAGGTCGAGGTTTTACACCAGAAGAAATTGCAGATCGTGCGTTAGCAAAAATTATGTTTGTAAGTAAAGATGCTAATCCACTAATAAGAGATCAAGCAGAAGCATTTAAGGAGAATATTCGAGGTGTTATCGAGTTCTACTTAAAACAAGCGGTACAATCCGACCGCACAACATTGGCGAATAGATTGCGTGAAGCAGGACATTCAGATTTAATTAAATTATTGGAGAAATAATATGGCAATTACTCAAGCTATGGCTACAAGCTTTAAAGTAGATTTGCTAAATGGTGTCCATGCATTTGGTACAACAGTTACACGAGGAAGTACTACAGCAGACACATTTAAGATTGCGTTATATACGTCATCAGCAACATTAGATGCTACTACAACAGCTTACTCAGCTACAAACGAAGTTTCAGGTACAGGATACACAGCAGGTGGTAATACATTAACAGTATCACAAACACCTACATCAACTTCGACTACAGCATGGTTAGATTTTGCAGACACAACATGGGCATCATCAACTATTACTGCAAACGGTGCATTAATTTATAACGACACTAATTCAGATAAAGCTGTGGCAGTACTAGCATTCGGTGGAGATAAGACATCAACTAACGGGGACTTTACAATCGTATTCCCAACAGCTGATTCATCTAACGCTATTATTCGCATAGCCTAATAGGAGGCTAGAATGGCTCTTGTTTTAAAGGACAGAGTAAAAGAGACGACGGCTACAACTGGCACCGGCACAGTTACGCTTGCGGGAGCAGTTACTGATTTTGATGCGTTTTCTGTTATTGGAGATGGTAATACTACATACTACACAATAACGTTACCTGATGGAGATGAGTGGGAAGTAGGTTTAGGTACTTATACTGCGTCAGGAACAACTCTTAGTCGAGACACAGTTCTTTCGTCTTCTAACTCAGGAAGCTTGGTTAATTTTAGCGCAGGCAATAAAGATGTCTTTGTAGTTTACCCTGCAGGTAAATCAGTTTATGAAGATGCAGCTGGAGATGTTACTGCAGGTGGTTCTATTACGGGCGAAGAGATGGTCGCCTCCAATGGAGTTTTTGTAAATAATAAAACCATCTCAGTAAATTATACGGTACCTTCAGGGTATAACGCAACTAGCACCGGACCTGTGACTGTTTCAGCGGGCACATCGTTAACGGTTCCATCAGGATCAAGATGGTTGGTGCTGTAAATGTTATTTTCTGAAAGTCCTTTTTCCAGTACCCCGTTTTCAGCGCAAGGGGGCGCAGCGGGTAATGTAGCAGTTGAAGTTACTGGAGTTTTTGCAACTACGCAGTTAGGTAACGAAACTGTTATTGCAAAAGCAGTAGTAAATGTAGTAGGCGTACAAGCAACAGGACAATTAGGAAATGAAGTTGTTACCGCAGATGCTAATGTAAATGTAACAGGCGTATTTGCTACAGGAGTTGTAGAAAGTGTAACAGTTGCAATTAATCAAAGCATAAATGTCACTGGATTAGTAGCAACTACAACGTTAGAAAGCGTAAGCTTAATAACAAATAATAATATCAGCGTGACTGGCGTAGTAGGAACTACTCAGTTAGGTGAAGAAGAAGTACAGGCAGACGCTAATGTAAATGTAACTGGGGTATCTGCCACAACAGTATTAGAAAGCGTTAGCATCATTGCCGACGCCAATGTAAATGTAACAGGATTAACAGGAACAACTGTTTTAGGTGCCGTTACAGTTATTGAAGGCACTGGAGTATCTGTAGGAGTTACTGGAGTAGTAGGTACTACTCAATTAGGTTCAGCTACCGTAACAGCTGATGCAAATGTAGTTGTTACAGGCGTAGTTGGTACAACACAACTCGGTGAAGTCGAGATAATTGGTGAAGCCGTAGTTAATGTTACAGGTGTATTAGGTACCACACAGCTCGGTGTTCAAACTGTAGAAGCAGATGCGAACGTGTTACCAGCAGGCGTAGAAGCAAATGGAAGTGTAGGCAGCGTTACTGTAATAGAAGGACTAGGTGTATTAATTGATATTACTGGGTTCCTCTTAACAGCAAGTACAAGCGATGTATTGGTATGGAGTGATATAGATGATAGTCAAACTCCAAATTGGGTAGATATAAATGATTCACAAACTAATAGTTGGGCTGATGTTATTGATGCACAATCACCTAACTGGACGGAGATAGCAGCATGATAAAAGTTGATGCAAAGAAAAAAGAAG